AATGCCGCATTGGCATTGGCCACCTTATCTAGCGCTGCCGTTTGCACGCCATTGGCAAGGCCTAGCGCACTATTGGCAGAGATAAGCCCGCTGTTGCTGGGCAGGGCGGTATTGATGCCGCCAATGCCCGCCTTGATGCTCTGCATGCTCATAACCGTAGGGTTGACGATCTGCAAAGCGGCCTCGCGCACAGCCACCCGTTCAGCGGTGATTGCATCGATGGTGCTGCTGATGCGCGTGGCCAGCTTGTCAAACACATTGGTTATCACCGCTACAAAGGTGGTGGTGTCCAAATTGGCAAGCGCGCCACTCAGCCCCTCAAAATCAATCACGGCTTTGGTTGATGCGGCACCCAGCGAGGTGATTTGATCTTGGAGCGACAGGGCCGACACTTGCGCATCGGTCAAGCCGGTTGACAGGCTGGTGATGTAGCCATTGAAGCTAATAACCGGCGAGCTGGTGTCCAGCATCACGGCGTGAACCTTGCTGACGCCACCCACAAACACATCCACACCGTCTTGAATGCCGGTCATGCTCAGGGCTGCAGCATTCAGTGCGGGCACCAACTTGCCATTGGCTGTGAAGGCCTTCACCAGAGAGGCGGCGGCGTCCGTGGCCATCTGGTCCATAAGTGCGGCAGTTTCCGCAAACTGTGGCGCCAGTTTCAGCAGCGTTGCATAGGCCTCGCGCCCGCTTTGGGTATTCAGGTCCATGGCATCCACCAAGTCACGCAAAGCGGCTTTGCTGGTGGGCAGGGCAATGCCGTAGTTTTTCAACGCATTGGTCATGGCCTCTTGGCTGGAAGACACTTTTTCCGCATTGGTGTAATACGTGTCGTAAAACGCCTTGCTGCTGGTTGAAAGCTGGTCCAGCCCGCCAAAGGCGTCAGCCAATCGGCTAGCAGCATCGCCACCGGCCAATGAGACTTGGAACAGGCGCTGCTTGAGCATGGACAACCACGAGTTGGCTGTGATGATGCTGGAAGACAGGCGCGCAAGCGTGGTGCTCGTGGTTTCTCCGTCTTTGGCAAAGTCTGCGATGCTGGGCGCAACGGTTACAGCAATGTCGTTGGCAATGCCGGTCATCAGGTCCGTGATCACCTTTTTATTGGCCTCAGCATCGCCCGAGAGCGCAACGCTTATGTCTTTGGTGAAGTCGATCACCTTTTGCGCATCCAAGCCCAGCGATATGGCCATGGCGGATGCAGCGAACTGGATGGATGCAAAGCCCGCTGAAAGCTGGTCCGTGGCGCCCTGGCTCATGCCAGAGTAGTTGCGGCCCGAACTTGACCCACTGCCGCCAATGCCAAAAAATCCCGAGCTGCCATCGTTGCGCCAGTCTTGGTAATTTCGGCCCGAGAAACCGGCCTTGCTGAATTTGCCCGTTAGGCCAGTGCCCACGGTGTACTCATGGCCACCACCAAAAGCACTATCGACCCAACTACCAATGGCGCCGCCCACGGCAGAGCCCAGCGGCCCCCAGATAGCGCCCACGCCCGTGCCGATGGCTTGACCCCACTTGCCTTGATTGGCTGCATCAATGGCGCTGATGGCTGCGAGCGCGTAGCCTGCCGTATTCATGAAATTGCCAATTGCAGTGGCGTTTTGCGTTACTACGCTGCCTAGCTTTTCGGCGCCCATGGTGGTGAGTTTTCCGCCAATCTCATAAATGGCATTGGTAGATGCCATCTTGAAATCGGTGAACCATCCGCCCAAGCTGGATAGCATGTTGGTGCCATTGATGGCCGCCGCAGAGCCGTTTACGGCATTGGTGGCATTGGCTGCGGTGCTCATGCCCATGGCGCCGGTAAGGGCCATGGCTACCGGGCTGACTACTGCGCTGACAATGGGCCGTAGCACCATGGTCTTGAACATGTTGACGATAGTGTCGCGGAAGTTGGTTGCAAAATCTTTGCCATTTTCAAAACCGCGCATCAGTGCATCAGTGATGCTGGTTTCGATTTGGTCTGCGGTTTTCTTCCAATCATCAGCAGCCTTTTTGGCGGCGTCCGCGCTGGCAGTGCGGGCGTCTTTGTCGCCCAGCAACTTGATTATTCCCTCGCGGGCGGTAATTTCTTTTTGCAGTGCCAGAAGGGTTTGGCCATCCGCATTGCTGGCGGCTTCTTTGGCATAGGTTTCGCGCACTCGGGCTAGGCCTAATTCCTCAATGGCTACGGCCAAACTGACGTTTTGGGCCGTTGCCAGCGCAGCGGCCTTTTCTTCGTCCTGCAGCTTTTGCACGCGGCCCGCCTCAGTGGCTGCAGACTTGTCCAGCTCTTTAATTTTGTCCTGGTGGGCTTTTACTTCTTCTTCGTAGCCCTTGATGATGGCCTTTTGGGCGTCGGCATGGTCTTTGGCGATACCAATGTTGATCTTTTGCTCTGCGTTCAGTTCGACCAGTGCAGAACTGAGGTCAGTGAGGCTTATTTTTCCCTTAGCATAGGCCGCAGCAAGCTGAATGTTTTTCTCGGCATAGTCGGCGCTATAGCCCCCAGACTTCCCGATTAAATCGCTGTAAAGTTTTAGGCCTTTTGAAGCATCGCTTGCATCTGTTACTGGCTTTATGAAGTGTTGACGAATAATTTTTTCTTGCTTGGGACCAAACAAACTTCCCATTAGTACTTTTTGTTTTTCCAATTCGGCATTCATTGCCTGAATTGGCGTTGCATAGGTAGTATCGAAATTTTTCGCTGCATCCTGCTCAGATTTAATTTTTGCCTTACGTGCAGATTCTGCGGATGCACTTTCAGCTAAACGTCGATCCTCAGCTGACGATTGATTGCCCCCGCCTGGACCGTTGACCAGCTCACGTTTTTTAGTAATGGCCTCAGCCAGAACTGCAATCCAGTCTCTAGTAGATGCAATTTCTTTTCGCAAGAAATCTTGGGTGTAAGCGTCAGATCCGTTCATGCTCTTTTGTAGCAAAACCACTTTTTGGTTTGCCTGTTCAAGCTGAACAGCTAATGTTTTTGGCGCATCAACCAGCGGTAAAAAGGTTGCTAGTGTGTCGCCAGTTAACTGAATGAACTGCCGGAAAAACCCGCCGCCATTGGCTTTCACCACCTGTAGGTTTTCGGATATTCCTCCAATGCTGGTAGCGATCCCACGCATGGCGCCAGATAGACTACTAGCCGCCGTTCCTTCGGCGAAGGTTTGCTTGAACTCCGTCCATGAGTTAGACATCAGATTGACACTAGCCTGCATGCTTTGCGCTGCCGCAGCCACTTCTGGTGCTGTTTTGCGGGTGAGAACGGCAGAAAACTTGGGTAAGAAGTCATCAGTCAGTACGGTCCCGGCCATCAACATCTTGTCAAGTTCACTGGTCGTTACGCCCATGGCTTCAGCAGCGATCTGAAATGCGCCAGGCAAGCGTTCGCCCAACTGGCCGCGCAATTCTTCAGCCTGAACTTTTCCCTTAGAAATCATTTGCGTAACAGCCAGCAAAGCGCCTTCAGTTTCCTGAGCGCTTAAGCCCATAACTGTGCTGGCCTGGGCGATACTGGTGAATACATCCCGAACCTTTTGTCCCTGCATTCCGGTATCTCGCGCAGCAGCCGCTAGCCTGGTGTATTGGGCTGCAGTAGTGACAAATTCCAGTCCAAGGTTTTTAGCACTGCTACGAATGAACTCAATTTCTCCTACGGAATTGCTTCTGCCTACCGCAAAGTTCAGCCCGTTACGAAGCTTATCCGCTTGAATTTGTGCCTGAATGAGTGCCTGGCTGAATTCACCAATGGTATTTTTCAGGCCAACGATTCCTGCGATGATGCCGCCGCCAATAAATGTATTTTTTAGGCTATCAGAAAGCGAATCAATATTGCTTACGCTGTCCTTGATCTTGTCGGAGAACTCGCGCACGCTGCCGCTAGCGCCTTGCAAACTTTGCTGTAGACCAGTCGCGTCACCGGTGATCTTGATGCCAATGATGCTATCAGCCATGCTGCACCACCTTATCAAGCGCCAGGTGATTTTTCCTGCTTGCTTTTGAGTGCCCAGCCTTCAAGCATGCCGCGCTCTGCCGCTGTGATTCCTGCCCATACTTCGTTACGTTCGGGTGGCTGCAGGCCACATTCATCCAAGTAGGCGCGCACGCCCGCATAGTCCAGCCCAGTGGCGCCGCCTGCACCTCCTGTACGCCACTGGGTTTGCAATGAAAGCCAGTGATTCCAAACGCTGATATTGCAGGGCCATAGATAGGCACGCTCTTGCTCAGGCTCTCCGCCCGGTAGCAATGCAGCAATGAATGGGTTTGCAAGTTCGGCAGGGTCATGGTCTTCGGTGGCTTTATGGGCTGCGATCTGGCGGGCGAGCGCAGTTAGTTTTTTTCTTTGGCGCCTGCTTCGTCGAAGTAGGTTTTGAACGTCAGCTTTGCTAACCCAGCCTGACGCAGCAACAGACGCAAATTTGCTTCGCTGTAAGGGAGTGGTTTGTCATCGCCATCGCGCACGCCATGCCAGTCTTCAATCACATCGGCCATAAAGTCGGTAAAAGAAGCCTCATCTTCAGCCTTGAGCTTTTCTTGAATTTGGTCAGTATCAAGACGCACGCAAGTGAGATTGAAGTGAAAAGGTTGCGGAATTCCCTTTTCGTCATTGGTAACACCCTTGACTTTGAAGCCTACGGTATTGGAGAGAACTATTTTGATTGCCATGGTGTGCCCGATAAAGTGAAGTAACAGGCCCGAGAGTGCGCACCGCCAAAGCGGAACGCGGGAGCGCACGGCGTGCCAAGCTCGGGCAAGACCTGGCGGACAAGGCTTACGCCATGCCCTGCCGTGCGCAAAACTGGCTTAGTACGAAATCGTGCGGCCAATCATGGAAATGGCGCATGTCACCTGGTCTACCTGACCAGATTGCTTTTGCGGCACTTCGGACACACTCATATAGCCATAGCCATAGGACGTACCGGCTGCACCCACCACGCGGAATGCAACTTTGGTGAAGCTGCGCGAGAGGTCCAACATGGTTTGGTAGGCCACCAATGCCGGGTCATGGGCTAATGTGAGCGTGGTGCTGGCAGCGTTGAATCCGGTGGGGATTTGGATAGCATTGCGGCTGGCCAGCGGCTGCACGGTAGTGAAGCGCGCATCGCCGCCGCTGTTGGAAATGCTCAGCACCTGGGGCACATCGGTCCATCCGCTGATTTTTTGCACGGTTCCAACACCGGTACCGGCGCCGAAATACACTGTGTTGGTGCTGTTCAGGCCCAGCACGCCGAAGGTATCGGCGGTGAGCACATTGGCGCGAAATACGCTGTTGGTTGCATCTTCCCATCCACTGGTGAACAACAGTTCGTCAGAAGTAGTGAAGCCGTGGGCTACGGATGTGACAACGGCGGGGCTCGCATTGGAAATGGCAGTGACGTTTTTGGCGACTGCAAATGTGGTCGAAAACTGGAACTTCGAACCTTCGGGAAAGTTATAGGCCATAAGAATTTCTCCTGTTAAGAAAGGGTTGCGCCCACACTGCGGTGGAGCACGTTGAACACAAGGGATGCACAGGTGGTTTGATCACCATCTGCATCAAAGTCGTAGGTAATGCCTTTGGGTTGAATGGCTACAACGGAACCGGCCAGGGTGGGATCTGCCATCAGGCGGGCGTAAACCGAGTCCAATAAATCATCCACTGCTACATCGGCTGAGATGCTTGCGATAGATCGGGCATAGCAATCGACCGAAATGGTGGTAGCCCAACCTACAGGAAGGCTGGATAGTTGGAACTGCACTACTTCTGCTTGGGTGGGTCGCACGGCAACGGCTAAAGCTACGCTCTGCGCTATAGGACGGAGCCTGACACGATCGATATGCGAGCACACTGCAGGAGCGCTGTTAAGCGCCGCCACAATGGCCGTAATGGCTGTGTTGATAAGCGTGGTCATGCGGACTTCTCCAGCAGTAGATTGCTTACCCCATGTCCATCAGGCTCATGCGTGGCCACTGTGTAGCTCACACCAGCAACCACTACCGCAGTTCCAACCGGGTTGACCGGGACGCTGGCTGTCGGCAAAGTGATATTTGGATTGGTACTTGCCATACCCAGCATCCCGACATTTCCCGCGCTGTAGCCGTTGTCGAAAATAGCCTGGACAGGATCGGCACTGGGGAATACAACATCGGCATTCGCAAGACGCAGAAAGACCGCCCTGTTTAGGCGATCTACTGCGACTTCGAAACTCGTTGCCATAGCCTCTTATGCTTAGTTCTATCGATTACGCAGCAACGGCCACATATGGGCCAAGCTTCATCGATACCGTAGCCGACGGGTTAGCTGCAGCAACTACAGCAATGCCCACGCACTGCTGTGCTGCGGCGGTCTTATTGACTACCTTGCCGACCGGGTCCCAATACAGGCGGTCGCCCACTGCGATAGCCAGAGCGCTGGTCTTGGCAATGTCCACCACGCCTTCAGTGATGAATTCGCCTGCCACGTTGGCGGCGACATCATTGACGGCCACACCAAAAAGGCCAATACCGTGCAAATAGCCAATGCCGCTGGCAACGGCTGCGGTTGGGGTCAAGGTGAGCAGGTCACCGTCTTGAACGTAATTTTTCATGAATCTCTCCAGGAGTAAATAGGGTGAAGTTCACCCGCCGGGCTGATCGGCGGGTGGGTCTGGTTAGACGCCGACGGACTTATAAAGGCCGCGGTAATCGATGGCCTTGGCAGCGAAATCGAGGCGGCACTTGTAGGACACGCCATCGGTCTCAAAGCCCACATCGCTTTCGATGACCGGGCCCTCTGCGCCGTCCAGGTAGCAGTACTCCACGGTGTCGACTTGCGAACTTTGGGCAGCCAGGTACCAAGCGGTGGCGCTGTTGGCATCCAAAACCGGCTCAACTACTGGCACGAGTGCTGTGCGGCCACCAGTACGGAATTCATTCACCTTGGACTGGTCTACGGGAACGTAGTTGCTGCTGGTGAGCTGGTAAGCGGTCTGCTCCAGCGCTGCCGGCACGATCAGGTAGTTGGGTGCCAGGTTCAGTTCTTCGTTAGCTAGGCCCTTTTGCAGACGCATAGCCGTGCGGGCAGTAGTCAGGCTGGAGATTTGCAGCGCGCTAGGGGCGCCGCTACCCAGGTTGGCGTGCGTTGCATGGAACAAGGCCACGGTGTCGGACAACGCTGCATTGGCAGTGAGCTGGCTGTACACGGTGCGGTTTTCCAAACGGCGAGCGGCAAAGCCGAAGGCGGACACCAGGCGCTCGAAGCTGCGTAAGTCATCATTGATGATGGCTTGGCGGGTGAGGCTCACGATGCGGCCGTAAGTCAGGACTGCATAGGACTCAGCGCCATCGGTCAGCTTGCCGTATTTGAACTCGCCATGCTCGTTGGTTTGCAGCAGGTCCGGTGCACCGGAGAGCTGAACGACAGACATGCTCTTGAAGTCGGGCGCATTGGGCGCTCGGCGGGCCCACATGCCGTAAGTGCCTGCGTTTTCCTCATAGGCGGAGCGCAAGCGCTTGTTAGCCACATTGGCAAACAGGCTGGAGAAATCGCTGGTACCCAGCATGCCGCCGGCACGGAACTGCAGCATGCGCGTGGCGAGTTCCAAGCGATCAATGCCACGGGTCTGAACGCCATGGGCATCCAGGAAGTCACGACCAATCTCCAACAGGCTCATGCCACGATACTGGCGGCCATTGTCGTCAAGCACTGTGGTCGGGGCTACGCGGTGCAGGATGGCCTGCTCGATGCCGGCCATGCGCACTTGCATTTCATCGCGTACGGTTTCGATGCGGCCGACATTGCGGTGGCCGCCGGCGGCTGCGTCGCGCACTGCCAGTTCAGACAGTACAGCGGCACGTGCTTGGTCCAGTGATTGACCGCTGCGAATCATGCCGCTGGCCAACTGGGCCACACCGTGGCGCTGGCACAGATCGGTGATATCGGCAGCTAGCGTAAGGGCTTCGGATGCGCGGGCTGCAGATGCGGCTGCGGCTGCAGTTGCAGCAGCCTGGGCTGCTGCTTCGGGATTTGGCGTTGCGGATGCGCCGCTGTTTTCGGTGCCTTGTGGCATAGAGGACTCCTGGGATGATTGGGCGGCTGCCCGGGTTGCTTGGGCTTGCGCTTCGGCGGTGATGGGTGCATTGCGGACTTCAATGGCGCATGGGTAGGATCGAACGTCCTGCCCTTGTGCGTCTTGAAGCTTTCCGCCGATGCTGCGGACTTGGCTATCCATGTCTGCGGGGATGGGGACAAGGCTGACTTCTTGCGGGGTCCAGCGCGTAACGAGATGTGTCCAGATACCGGTGGTGGCATCAAACGACTGGACAATGGCATCGCGCACGTAGCCCACGGACACATTGCGGATCACGCGGTCCAGCAAGTCCATGACAATGCCTTTGACACTGTCACGGCGACTGAGCTGAGCCTGCACAGTGCCCTCGCCATTGGATATGGAGGGCTGATCGCAAACGCCGATCTGATCTTCCAATGTCCAGGCGCTGTGGGTATTGAGTAATGGAGCGCCACGCATGAGGCGGTCCAGATTGATGGCCTCGGGACTTACGTCGAGCTTTTCGTAGTAGTACCGGTCGTTGGCCCAGTCGTAACGACGAACTGGAGCACCTGTGGTGAAGACCAGTTCAAATCTTGCAGCAGGCTCGGTGGCAGAGTCAGTAGCCGCACGGGTTACGTTGCGCACCTCCATCTGCACATCCACCAGCGGCATATCGACGCGGCGTGTTTCACGGGTATTTAAGGTTGGCATACCGCATATGTTCTGCGGCGAGTTGTGCCATTTACAGCAAACGTGTCACGATTTATAGGGCGCCGATGAGCAACAGCGATTCATCATCTTCAACAGGTATCTGAGGCAGCCAGTTTGGGACGGCATGCCGAGATTTTCTCTTGGAAGAGGCTCCACCGAATTCCTCGAATTTCTTCACTTCTAGAACTACGAACGCCAACAGTCCCTGCACGGCCACCATGGCAGCATCAAAACCAAGGCCCTGAACTGCAACGGCAAGCGGGTTCATTGACGGGTCACCGTGGTCACGCCTGAAACAGAAGCGATGTTTTGCGTGACAGAACCGGCATTTCTTGAAACAGAAGTGACGATAAGCGGGACAGTCAGCCCATGCAGCGCGGCCAGGGCATCAATCCAGGCATTCACATCTCCACTAAAAATAGCCTCGCTGTCTGTGGTGATAATCACCGAGTCTGTACCGGCGATGCTCTGGGACAGTGTGCCGGCCTGGCGCTGTGTAGGTCCTACGGTCAGCGGATTGGATGGGTCAAGGCCATGGAGCAAGGCCAGTTCATAGATGAGCTTGGCCCGTGCATTGCTGATGTTGAAGCCCTGCCCGTTGTCGCCAACGATCACACCGGCATAGCTGAATGCGCTCACGCCTACGATATTGATCTGGGCATCACCCCGGCCCAGCAACTGACCGGCAGCGCTCACGGCCTGCACGCCAGTGATGGGGGCGCCACCGCCGCCAGTCGCGACAACTATGCCCGCCGCTGTGCTAACAGATGACCCAATAAGAGAAGTGGATGCATCACCCTGTCCTATCACGGTACCTGCAGACGTGGAGGATTGCACGCCAGTAATCGTGGCGGAAGCATCGCCAGAAACAGAACCAGAGCCGGTAATCGCGCCGACAGCCGTAGTCGCCTGAATGCCGGTGATAGTTGCCACCGCGTCACCATGGCCTACCACCGTGCCTACGGCAGTGGCCGCAGCCAGGCCATTGAGGGATGTTGCCGCATTGCCAGAGCCGGTGATAGCACCCGCCGCGCTTATGGCTGCAATGCCGGTGATGGGTGCGCTGGCCGTGCCGCCGGCCATGATGGTGCCCGCGCTGGTAGTGGCTTGCACGCCTGAAATCGTGGCCGTGCCATCCACTGCGCCAGATCCACCGGTACCGGTGATGGTGCCCACTGCCGTGGTTGCGGCAATACCTGTGATGGTTGCGTTTGCGGTACCGGATGCAGTCAGCGTGCCGACGCCGGTAGTTGCCGCAGAACCTGCCAGGGTTGCCCGACCATCGCCCTTGCCCACCACGGTACCGATTGCCGTAGTCGCGCCAGATCCAGCTAGCGAGGCATTGGCTGTTCCTTTTCCAGTGATAGTGCCGACTGCGGACGTGGCAGATACGCCAGTGATGAAGGCCGTCGCATCGCCACCGCCGCCGACAGTAGGGGTGTAGAACGCGCCACTATTGAACGCGCCACTGTCGAACGCTTCAACGGCCATTACGCCACCTCAACCGGCTGATTGCCCTCTACCATTACCCAATCAATGTATGCCCGGAAGTCAGGGTCCTCAGCACTCTGGCATGGAGCCACTACCTTGCCATCAGAGACACGAACAACTTCACCTGTTATCAAGCTAATGGTGTACATCACTGATCCGTTTCGATGTAAAGGCTTGAAATATCCAGTCCTACTGCCAACAAGGTTGCGTTGTTTGTGCGGAATGTCGCAGGAGCAAGGAATGCGGTAGATGCTGGAAGTGCAGTTCCAGCAGTGCCTGTCAGCGTACCCGTCACGGTGACATTTGTTGCTAGGTTTGTCAGTGAATAGGACACCGAGTTATTGCTATTTGGTGGTGCGAAGAAGGATAAATCCCATGCTGTGTTCACCAGAGTAGGCGCCCCAATCGTTGTGCCAAGAGGAATTGCCGTTTGCGCTGCACTACCACCATAAACGATGTACCACTGAGTCGCATCAGTTGACAGTTGGGCAAGGCCAAAGCAATTTGTGATGGTGTTTGGCTCGACATTGGTCGGAGCAGTAACTACACTGCGCCAGCCAATAAAGCAACGTGCGCCTGTTACAGCAGCGGCATCGGACACATTGAAACGCCAGGAGTTGTTAAACCCTCCAAGGCCAGCGCCATCACCTATCGTGTACTGCTGCGCTCCAGCACCCCAATATGGTCCGCATAAAGCGCCAGCAGTTGCTGCTGACACATAGCCAAGTCGCTTCATGCGAGTGGCAATATTTGTTATGGCTACGTTTCTGGCAGTTGCAGTTCCGACAGCAGTAGCCGCAATGATGCCTTCAACGATAGGCACTGTTGTTGCATTTCCAAGGGGTTGCCAGCGCACGGTGCGATTACGCCCAATATGCGGCTGCATGGTGCAGTCCAGGCCGCTTGGTCCCTCTTGCGCCAGCATCATCCGTCCACCCACATTGCGCACGAACAGCGTCAGATTTCCAGATGCTGGAGGTGTTGGTGTGGTTGTATGGACAGGGATTGTTATCCCATCCATATCTATGGTGTGCGCCGCATTCCAGTTCGATGGCTGCACCTGAGTTGCATCAGCGCCATCAGATTTTCCACTGGCAAATGCATGCTTGACGGTCATTATGCAATCCGCAGCACAGATGTCGTATTGCCAACGGCGGGCATGGTGCCGGTGAAGTTTCCATTGGTGGAGGTGATGGTGCCGCCGAATGAGAACGTACCCAACACCTTATTGGACTTGGATGAGTTGTAGATCACCAAGCCGATGGCGCTAATGCTGGACGTAGCCCAGACCGGCGAGGTGAAGTCGATACAAGCTGTGCCAGCCTGATTGGTCACAGCACGGCCAGCCAGCGTAATGCCGCCTGACGTGTAGCCGGTACCCGCCGCCTCATCAGTGCCAACGTTAGACGTGCTCGGAGCACCGGAGCCAGGTGTACCCACGTTGGTCAGTGTGGCGTCATATGCGCCAGTTGCGCCAACCTTGATTAGCAGCGCCTTGTAAACGTCAGCGGCTGCGTGAATTCCATCGGGCATTTCCAGCTTGAAACTGGTAGCCATTGCGTTAGAGATTGACATGAGGTGCTCCTAATTCAATTGAGTGTCTTTGCGCTACGCATCGCGCTCGGTGGTGGTGCTGCGCACGATATTGTTGGTTCCAGGTGCGCGCTCGATAACGGTTTCGCTGATGCGCGTGGGCATGGTGGCAGTGACATCTACGGCTACGGCGGCGGGCTGCACCTGGTTGGTGACATTGACGGCCGGGGCGGTGGTGGTAACCTCGTTGCGGATCTCCACCGGGGTAGGTCTTACCTCATTGGTGACATTGACGGCCGGGGCGGTGGTAGTAACCTCGTTGCGGATCTCCACCGGGGTAGGTTGCATCAAGTTGTTGATGGTATAGCTGGGCGCCTGTGCCTGGTCATCCTGTCGCCGTGCGGTAGCGTCCATCATGGAATTGAACTGCCGCTGGTTTTGAGTAAACTGATCCTGCAGTGCGGTGAGCATGGCAAAGATCGCGTCATTTTCTCCCCGGGTTTTTGGGTCTGCAGCTACGGGCTTGGGCGCTTGCGGGGCCTGATTGGTTTGGAGCTGCAGCAGCAATTCCAAGGTGCCATCATTGCGCAGACGATCGAAATCGCTCTTTAGCTCCTGAAAAACTAACTCAGGCTTGTATCCGCGGCGGCGCAGCTTTTCACTGATGGTGGACAGGCCGCCCGAGATTTCGGCCAGGTCGGCTTTCACATCTTGCTCAGGGTTGACATAGTCCCACTTCGGGGTGGACCAGTCGCAAGCGTACTCAGTGCGGCGCATTTTCCCGCCCAGCACCGCCGCGTCAACAAATGCACGCCAAATTGGGTCGCACAGTTTGGGAATGAGCGTAAGCCACTGCATTTGCTCTGCATTGCGCCGGAATTCAAGCAGTGCTACGCGAGCGCTGCTGAAACTAACCTCCTTCACATCGCCGGTGAGCATTTCATAGGTGACACCCATGCCGGCGGCAATGATATGCAGATTGAATTTGACGTACTCTACATAGCCGGGCGCTACCTTCGGCTCGATAAGAGTGAGATTGGTTCCGCTAGGTACCTGGGTGATGGAGCCGCTGGCAAGTGTTCCAAGTTCGCCAGTAGCTTTGACGTTGGCGTATGACTCACTCTCTGAGGCGGACATCGCCGCGACATCGCCGCTGGCTATCACAGACAAGCGAGTCTCCAGATTCTTACGCTGTAACTCAGCATCTTCGTACAGCGTGAGATCGCGCACACGGGCGATTACCGGAGCAAGCCTTGTAAATCCCCTGCCCTGGCCAGGGCGATCAGGATTGAATAGATGAATGATGCGATCAGCGGGAACTGGATAGCTTCGCAGGCGAGTTTTAAACAGATTGACCTGTTCGCCAGGATGCTGGTCGTAAAGCCAGTAGTTTGCAATGCGGCCCAAGGGGTCGTACTCAATGCCGTTGACAATGGTATTTGGCCCGACTGTTCCATTTCTGCTGCCATCGAGCCAGTCTATTTCCAGCAGTTGAAGTTGCAATGGGACTGGAAGGCCGTCCTCATTGCGACGGCTGCGCAAGCGAATCAATACTTCGCCATCCTGCTCCATGGCGCGATAGGCTGCAGCTTGCAGTCCATACAAATCCAGACGCCCATCAGCATCCGCCACACGCACCCACTCATTCCATAGGGCATCGATGGCGGGCGCGGCCGTGCTGAGGCTGCGAGGCGTTATGCCGGTGCCGATGGTATTGGCCACCAAGCTGCCAATGCCCCGGGAGATGTAAGGACTGTTCTGCACCAGCGCCCGGGCCCGCACGCGCAAGGCCTTGGCATCCATCTGATGATCGGTATTAGCCGATGCACCGGGCCGCCGGGGTTTCCAGCCGTCCCGCTGGCTTGCACCCTCGTAGGCGCGCTGCAACAGTGTGCGGGAACGTAGGCGGCGAAGGCCTGCATCTGGATTGAATATGCCCACCAGGCGGTCAAGGATGTTTGCCATGATCAGTCACCCCGGTGGGTTGCAAAGGTCACACGAAAGCTACCGCGGCGAATTGTGCTCACCGAAGATGCGGCCGCGGCGATATCGTCAATGATGATGGCACGGGCCTTCAGCAAATCGTCCATGCTGCGATAGACAAGTTTTCGACCGTTCACCTCCACGGATAGATCGCCCGTGGCAATGGCGGCGTTGATATTGTCGAGGTCTGTTTGGGTAAATGCCATGGGATGGGCCCTTTAAGGTCATCAGATTAGTGCGGGAGTTGTGCCATTTACAGCAAAGCTGTCACGCTTTTAGCCCGCCAGGCTGTTTGAGAACCCGGTAGACCGTGCGCTTGCTGATGTTGAGGCGACGCGCCACCTCTGTGGCATTGCGACCATTGAACAGGGAGAGAACTTGCGCCACCATCTCCTGCCGGGCCGTAGCGGGTCTGCCGGCGATATAGCAACGCTCGCCATTGAACTCAGCGCGCACAGCGACCTTGAGTTTGGCGACGCTAGTTTTCTCGGTCTGTGCGCCTTTGCGGATGGCCTGCGCCAATACGGGGTCGGACAGGATGTAGTCAAAGATTCGGTCTACCAGATCTGGATCGGTTGGGTTGTAAACATTGGGTTGATCGGTAAGGGTCATGGCTACCAGGCTCGGCTAAAAGTTTTGGTTTGAGGGCGTACTGCTTCCGGCTTGGCCGTTGGCGAGGGTTGTGCAGGTGCCGGGGCTTCTGGCGCGGCAGCCGGCGACGGTGTCGGTTGTTCCAGCAGCAATTCACGAGCATCCCAATCCGCCTTGGTATGGCGGTGCAGGCGCAGTTCTGGGTGATGAGCAGCGGCATATGCGTAGACCCATGTATCCAGCGGCTCATTACGGGCGCCTCGGCGATTGACGAAACGGTTTTGTGCAGGGTTGTAGGTCTCACTCACAAGTCCCGGAAAGTATTCAGGTGCAAGTTCGGCACTGAAGTGGGTAACGCGCTGCTCGGGAAGCTTGTCCGCATCCAGGCTCAGGCGGCTGTAGAGCCAGTGTTTGATACCAACGGTACCCACGTGGTGCACCATCACGCCGCGTTTGTCGTACTGGCCGCGCCAGGTAACGTCCTGCATTTTTCCTTTGTTGAGCACGGGCGCGTTATTGGGGATGGCGCCAAAGATACACAGTGGGCGGCGCACGCGGCGGGAGCGGACAAAGTTTTTCACATCCTCCGTTCTGTGTCCGCCAGCGTCGTTAGCCATAGCCTCGACCCGCAGGACGCCCCCGCCCTCAGCAGCAATTGTCTGGTTGAGCAAAGCGGTGAGTGCAGCCCATACATCCGCCTCTGCCGGATCTCCCAAAAGCTCCACGTAGTCCAACACCCAGAAGGCCATGTTGCGGCCCCAACCCACCAGCTGCACAGCAAGCCGGTTGTCTTGGGTATCCACGCCTGCAGTAATGCACAACACGCCCTTGGGGGCCACGCGCAGCGCGTAGGGCTCCGCGCGATCGGCAATGGCGTTATGTTTGATGTTGCGCATGGCCTGGTCTTCCCAGGCTGTAGCACGGCGATCATTGATGAAGGTTTTTAGGCGGGCTGTATCGCCTTGCGCGTCAACCCAGGCTTGTGCCATATCCAGCCACCGTGGGCCCAAGGCAAAACGATAGTTCAGAAAGCTGGCACGGTAGCCGCGCAGCTTGCGAGTCGGATGGGTTGGTACCCAGCGCCCCACGTCTCCCATGCGGTCTTTGTGGTGCTCGTCAATCTCAGCGCCGCAGTCGGGGCAAACGATCCAGGCGCGCACCACCTTTTTATCCGGGCCGGTCGACCAATGGAACCCATCCCAAGTGAGTGGGTGTTCGTGGCTGCAGTGTGGGCAGGGTACGTGATACTCCCGCTGGTCAGATGAATCCCACTTAGCCTCAAGGCGAGACTGCCCGACGATCTCTGGAGTACCCACGCTGGCCCGCTTGAACGTGCTGGGGAAGGCACTTGTGCGGCCATCCAGCAAGGCGTCAGGGTCATCACCGGTAGTAAGGCTGGCCGCGAAGCTGTCAAATTCGTCTGCCAACACCAGCTTGGCACTGGTGGACTTCAGGCGCTTGCTGTTGCCGGCGTGCTCAATATAGAGTTGGCCGCCCGCGAAATCCTTGAACCCTCGGGTGTTGCTGCTATTGCGGCTGCTGGTGCTTGTGAGTGCCTCAGCACAGGCATCAGTTTCCTCCAGCAGTGGGTTGAGCTTCTGGTTGATGAACTTATCTTGTGACACCTCGCCCGGTAAAACTACCATGATGGGGCCCGGGTTCTCGCACATGGTGTAGCCGATGACGTTGGTCTCAAACTCACTTTTCCCGAACTGAATGGGGAAGATGCAAACTATTTCCTGTACCGGACTGCGAGCAGACATGCAATCCATGGGCTCGCGCAACAGGGGGTTCCGGTCGGTTACCCAACGCCCCGGAATGGAGCTGGCCTTGCTGCTGAGTACACGATTCGCATCAGCCCACTCGGATACAGTGAGCGGCTTGCGTGGCGCAATCGAGCGGGCTGCCTGGGTGTAGAGACCGGCGGCTTGCATGGCTAGTATTCACCCCGCCCGAGCTTGGTGAGTGCATCGCTTGCAGTCTTGAGTGCAAATTCTACCTCCGCCCCCAGGATGGATTTGATTTGCACTTCATCATCGGTGGCGGCAAGCACAGGTGACAGGCGATAGGGCAGGCCTTCGATTGCGGTGCGCAGTACGGTGATGGTTTCGGCCAGCACGCTGCGCACTTCGGATGCCTCCAGCAAATCGCGGATTTTTTGGCGATAGCTGGCTTCGGCCTCCAGCGCAGCAAAGTGTTCCTTCTTTGCCTTACTTCCTTGGTAGTCATAGCCACGGGTGGGTGCTGCATCTTCGCCATCTTCCGGGAGTTGAGCTGGGGCAGAAGTGGCAGCAATCGGTATTTCGGAATGACCGGTGAGAGCCTGTCCACCACGGGCATCTGCATGGCGGGCAGCCACGCCAGCTTTGCTGGGGTCCTTGGTATCTGCAATCTTTGCCAGGCTTTGGGCTACATCAATCAACTTCCCATCCGCTGCCAGCACCAGCCGCCCTTCTTTCTTGAGCTGGTGGCCGTAACTGCGCTTCACATGGATGTGGTCGCAGAACTGCGCCAGAGTTAAGGATTGCGGGGTGGGCAGGCCTACCGGATTACGATGAACGTCCCTCAACAGTTCATCCACGATAGGCCTCCCCATGACAAAAAACACCAACTCCACCGGGGCCAGCGATCCAGTGCGCGCCGTCGCCATGGCTTGGTTTCGACGCGAGGATTTCGCCCGCATCAAAACCATGATGGTTGACGCCGATAAGTTGCACCCGACTTGGGAGCTCTGGGTCAAAGCCGCCGAGGCCAACCAACAGGGTTTCGAAGCACGCGGGTTCGTAGTAATCCGGGTGATGGTTGTGCCCGAGGAATTCGCTGTCTGGTGTGGCAAGAATGGCCGTGACTTCGACGCCAAGGCACGTATGGATTACGCCGTGACTGTCGCGGGAAACCAGAGCGGTACATTGCATTGAAGAGCCTGATGTAGTCATCATCAGACCCCCGCCGCCTGGCGAATGCGATAGCGCAAGCGCTTGGCCAAGTAGTTTTCAGCGTCAGCCTGCTGCGCTATTCCCTCCATGCTCAGCCGCGGCTTGTATTGGGCTTTGCGCACAAACATGAGGACGGGGCGCACATCCGCACCAGTGACACCAACCACAGCCCAGATTCCGGGAGCGAAGTGTCCAGTCTTTCCTCCGCGCATCTTTCCGTAGGCCACGAAATATCGAACACCCGCCTTTTTCGCATTGCCTTTTTGCAAACTTGCCTTGCGCTTAGTGGTCATATTGGAGCGGTAGCCCTGTTCGCCAAAGGCCTGAAAGTAGCTGATGAGCTGTACGATGAACGGGCCCCGCAAGTTTCCACGCCCATCGTCGCTACCTGCCAGCGGCTTATCCGGGATGGATGTTTGGTAACCGTTCGGCAAAATACCAGCGCGGCGCAAAGCCACCTCGGAGCGCTTGTCATGGCGGGTGCCGCCGGCCTCTTGCGCGCGCAGGATCTGCTGCGGATCAATGCCTTTTCCGCCGTAATAGGTGGGCTCGATAGTAGCGGCCAAGTTTTCGGATGTAGCTTGCTTTACTTGTACGCTTCGCAGAATGTAGGGTGTGGGCCGATCAAAGACGCTGGCCATCTCTGCCTGCATCTTGCGCCGGACTTCATAGGCGGCATCGTTGACGCCTTTGGCCATAGCCTGTGTCAGCTGCGAGCCGCTGAGCTTATCCATGAGTTTTCGAACCGTATCTAGCCCTTCGATTTTCAAACTGATTTGCATGGGTCTGTTTCCTCTGTCGTGGATTTAAGGGCGCTGGAGGCGTTTTCTTGGTGGATGGCATCAATGCCCTTGGCAACGTATTCAGCGCTGCCAGTGAGCGTGATTTGCATGGCGCGCAGCCCGGGGAAATAGCCTTGTGCTTGCAGGCCTTTCACCAAGGAATGCAGTTCAGGCCATTCACGAACCATTTTTTTGAAGTCAGAAAGGTTGTCTTCGGTGCAGCGGATGGTGCGAATGGAAGGATGGCAGCTCATTTTTTCTTTAGTGCGGTATGTGGGGTATGTCGTGCGGTATGCGAAATCGCGCAAACCCGCATGGATAGGGGTGTGTGCGGTATGTGCGGTATGTGCGATGTGCAGGCGTGTGCAGGCGTGTGTGCGCATGCACGCACATGCACGCATGGGCACGTATGAGGTGAGTAGGATTGATACCATCCATACCGCACAAGCTATATAAATCAATGACTTAGTACCGCACTTGATACCGCACGGCATACCGCACACACCGCACATTTCGCTTATTTTTTGTGCAATTCGGCGCATCACTTCATGCCCTTGTAATCTTTGGCTGACAATCGGAATGCATCAATGCGACCGCCCAGCCACATGCCTTCGTGTTCGCCAAAGGACATTTCTTGGCAGCCCGGCATGTAGGTGATGGCGCTGGGGCCTGTTGGGGTGGGTGAGCCCATCAGGTTGTAGCGCTTGCGCAGGGTGGTGGCCTTATGCTTACGCATGAGTGCATTGGCAAAGCGAGGCTGGTTGAGGGCCTTGAGGCCAGCGTTGTTGCACCACACCTGGTAGAGGTCATAAAGATCCTGGCTCAGCGCTGGCAACAACGTCCCAGGGGACTGTAGGCCCGGCATGGAAAGGTCTTTGCGCGCTGGGAAGCCCGGTATCTCACCA